TAAAAGAATTCTTTATAAAAATAAAATCTAAAGAATAGTATAAAATGGTTGTAGGAACAAGGGCTCAAGTTATGCACGGAACTGCAGATAAAACACCAGGTGGTCTTCAGAAGAAAGATTTAAAATATAATAAGTCGGGTAAAATTGTCTCTAAGAAAAAGAGTATAAGTGCGAAAAAAGATAATCGTTTGGTGAAAGCTGGATACAAAACTGAAAAGGGTAAATTTGGTTCAGTATTTGTTGATCCCGATGCTAGAGAAAAGAAGAAATCTTCGAGAAAGAGTTCTGCTAAAAGTCCGAAGAAAAGAAAGGGATCCAAAAATAAATAAATGTATAATATAATGAGTCAAATAAAACATACTAAAAAGAATAGAGGAGGATCTAGGAGAAGAACTGTTAAAAAATCTAAAAAGAAAACAGATGGTAATTCTTTATATTTTGAGTTTGATCGGTTATTCGGGAAGGGTAAGTTTTGGAGAATTACTAAAAATGGAACAAAGATAACATCTTATTATGGTAAAATAGGAACTTTGGGTCAAATGACTACTAAAGATTATGGTTCTAAAGTTGATAAAAAGTTTGATTCATTAGTTAAATCAAAAAAGAAGAAAGGTTATGTTGAAAAGGTATATTATGGTCATATATCTGAATCGGATCCTAAACCACCGACAAAAATTGAGAGAGAATATCTAAAATCGTGTAAAAAGCAGAAAAAAGTGAAGTATTAAATCCTAATAAGATAAGTCAGGATTGTGAAGGTATGCTTGATCAAGGTGAAAGTGAATTAAAATGGTTTACAGGATGGCATAAAGACGCTTTAAAGAAAGGAGATTATGATTGGGATAAATATAATAATCATTATAAAACTAAAAAGCGGTCCAAAAAGAGAAAGAAATAAAATATATAGTGTAAATATATAAATGGAATATGTTGGTGGGGGTGAATTAAACGAACTCTTTAGTACTAAAATGTGTTCACCTATTGTTATTTATATTGCAGTTTTAGTGGTAACATTTTTGAATGTGTTTATTACACGTTCAACATTAAAGAGATATAATACGAATAAGATGGATAATTTATATAATTATTATTCAATGCACGAATTAAAATTAGCATTAGTATTGGGTATTATTATGTATGGTTTGTGCCAATATAATAAAGAAACATTAGCTTGGGTATTTTTGATATTCCCTGTTATTTATGTAATGTTACAAAATTTAATTATTCATATTTATTTAGCTTCGGCATATCAGAATGCCCCGAAAGAGATGGCAATAGATGGTCCATCATATGAAGGAGCAGCACAGGTTGTTCCTCAGTTATCACCTCAAAAATCAAATAAGGTACCCCCAACTATGTCAGCTGAAACACATATAAGTCAGGCTATTGGACAATCTACAAGTCAGTCATCTATGTTAGGTCCCGCGCCATCATTATCCGGTGGTGAAGATAATTTTAATATATTCTAATATAAATGAACTCCATTATTGTACCAGAAGAATTACTTGATGATTTAAGTCGTGAAGAATTTGATAAATTGGAGCAACAAAAATAAAATGAACCATTTAAAGGAATTATAGAAAGGTTCTACGAACTTATGGTAGAGAAGGATGAGATTGATGAAGATTTATTGGAGAAAAAATACACGGATATTATCAGCGATATTAAGCAAGCGTTAGAGGCGAAAACGCAGGAGGGGGGTACTTTCAGAAGATCTAAACGGTCTCGTTCTAAACCAAGAAGAAAAAGATCACGTTCTAAACAGAGAAGATCCAAAAGGAAAAGTTCGAAACTAAGTAGAAAAAGATCACGTTCTAAGAGAACTAGAACTAGAAAAAGTAAAAGAAATAAGAAAAGATAAATGATTCATTTTATTTAAATTTTTATATATACTTATTATAAATGAGCATAGTTGTTGACGCTAATGGTATTCCTACAGATATTCATGAAAGTCTGCCTTATGACTTTCCGTACGCCACCCTAGTAGAAAATAAAGATAATCCTTTAATTAAACCATTATTAGATAAATACACAGAACTAAATCAACAGTTAGTTGACCTCAACGAAAACGACCATGAATATATCGAAGTACCAGATGATATAGAGAGCGAGCAAGGGAAAATCGGTGACGAAATCACTCGGCTCCTGTCAACCAACAAAGAAAGACGTCATAGTATAGGTGGTGGAACAAAGAATAAAAAACGAAATAAAAAATATTCTAAAAAGAGATCAAAAAGATCTAAACGATCTAGATCTCGTTCTAAACAAAGGGGATCTAAAAGGTCTCTTTCTAAATCCAGATCAAAGAGAAGTAAAAGAAGTAAAAGAAGTAAAAGAAGTAAAAGAAGATAAATAATTCATTTTATTTAAAGTTTTTTTAATAATATTTTTTATGAAAACATTATCATTTGATGTTGGGATAAAGAATTTAGCCTTTTGTTTATTGGAGAAAGAAGATGAGGGACAAACAGAAATATTGGATTGGGGTATTATAAATATATGTACAGATGAAGTTTGTGATCACGTATCCTCAAATGGATCTAAATGTGATAAATCCGCGAAGTGTAATATAGTAGGTACAGAAATTAAGTTATGTTCAGCACATATGAAACAGAAAGCATATGAAGCTAAGAAAACAAAAAATATTCCGAAACTAAAGAATCCAATGTTAGATTTGGGTTCTAAAATTGTTCAAACATTAGAGAAGAAAGAATTCTTTTTAGAGTGTGATAATGTAATAATAGAGAATCAGCCTGCTTTAAAGAATCCAACAATGAAGAGTGTTCAGATGATATTATATTCATATTTTTTAATAAGAGGATATACAAATGAGAATAAAAATGTCAAGAATATTGAGATGATAAATGCTCGTAATAAATTAAAGGCATATCCTAAAGAAGCACCTGAAGTTTCTTGTGAGATAACAGATAAATATAAAAGAACAAAATATTTAGGAATAGAATATACAAAATGGATGATAGAAAATAAGACAGAGGTTTCAGAAGAATTCAAGAAGTTGTTTCAAGATTCTAAAAAGAAAGATGATTTAGCGGACGCGTATTTACAGGGGATGTTTTGGCTAATGAAATGATAACCTATAAGTGCGTCTAAACTACTTAAAGAAATTGTATTAATTAGATTAATAATTATGGCGATAAATGAACTATTATTAAACTCATTAACAAGATTTTACAACAATGATGATAATTTAGAGAAGTTAAAGAAGATACTAAATAATCAGGATAAAATATCATTAAGATTAATTGATTGGTTTGTTACGAATTTTTCAAAAAAGCACAATACAATTTATCTTATTTATAAAACACCTGGAGGAAAAAGAACTCTTTGTGAAAGTAATAATGAAATAATTGAGCAATTTAATGTGTTTCACGGATATAAATCACAATTAAAAGCATTTTCAAAAAAACAATTTGATCCATTCTGTCGTAGAGAAAGAATAAGTTTCATAACAAAAGATGGTGCTGAAATAAGTACTACTATTGGTCAACTAAATTTCTTTAGATGGGCTATTCCAAATATGATTGTAGATTACATAACAAATAATTATGATATAATAGAAAATGATATGGTTGAATCTTTAAAATATATTAAAGTTCACGGAAAAAAAAATAATAATGGCCGAAAACCTAGACAAGAATTATCTAAATCTGCTGTTAGAGGATTAAATAAGAATAAATTAAATGTATGTATTATTTTTGATTAATTATGAATTAATAGTTTAATTGAGTTTATTGCTTCTTCTTACGAACAATCTTCTTCTTAGGCTTAACTTCTTGATCTGATTCGCCATCAGAATCATCATTATTCTCAACATCATCATCATCAGATGATTCAATAATATTATCATCAACTGTAACACTCTTTTCCTCCTGTTCGTCATCTTCATCATCCGAATTAAATGCGAACTCTTCAAATCCAGCTGGAGCCGTCACTTGCATCTGTTCAGCTGACCAAGTACATCCAAACTTTCCAGAAGCAATCCAAATACCGTTACACTTCATAATCATCTTTATCTTTGAATTCTTCTTGAGGATAGAGTCAATTGGAACGTAATCATCAGCTTCAGGATCATTGACATTAAGCTTATTCTTATTTTCATCAAAGACCTTACTAAGAATTTCGCCATTTCGACGGACCACCTTAAATTGGAAAGATGGAGGCCACTTGCCACTGGGTTCACCGGTTTCTTGATCCATCGCAATCTTCACAATCGGTGTGTAAAGTGCCTTAGCAGTATCCAGGGTGATATTCTTGTTCTTTAGCCAAGACATTCCATTCTTGATCGCATCTTGAAGAATTTGTTCATCCATCTTCACCATCTTTTCGTGAAACTTGTGCATCTTAGATCCACTTTCATCGTGACCGTTCATATCCACACGAACCGAAAACTTTCCACTCTTTTCATCACCATAATAATTGCTATCAAATACAACATTAAGTTCGGGTGTCTGTAGAAAGATAGGATTAACAGCTGCATCACCATAATTAATATAGCACTGCTTTCCACCACTATCCAGTGACTTTACAGGCGAGTACTTAATCAAAGATACATCAAAATCCTCAATCTTAAGTGGCTTGGCCTTTCGAGAACCACCCCTTAGTCGCAGGACAAGATGGAGTGTGGATTCCTTTTGAATATTGTAATCTGACAGTGTGCGACCATCTTCGAGTTGCTTACCTGCGAAGATAAGACGCTGTTGATCCGGTGGAATTCCTTCCTTATCCTGAATCTTGGCCTTAACATTATCAATTGAATCAGAGCTCTCTACATCAAGTGTAATTGTCTTACCAGTCAGAGTCTTAACAAAGATCTGCATACTCATTTTTCTACTTGTTTCTGTTTGTTTCTTTCTGTTTCTGTTTCTATTTCTTTTTCTTTTTCTATTTCTTTTTCTATTTCTTTTTCTATTTCTTTTTCTGTTTCTTTTACTCTATATACTAATTATAATTGTATATGGAATCAAATTTTTAAGTATTTATATATTTGAGATGATATAGTGTTTTCACTTAAATATTTTTTGAGTGAATAATGTAAAGAATATGAATGGTTGTATTTTTATAGATGATGCGAAACATAATTGTAATAAAAATGTAAAATATGGATCATATTGTTGGAAACATCGTAAGAATCATTTATTAGATGAAGAAAATAATATTATCATTGATCATTTTACTTATACTGTTAAAGATTACACATTCAAAGAAATTAAAGATTATTATATAAAACATCATTTAAAGAAGGATGAAAAAAAAACAAAGTTAACTAAAGAACACTGTTTTGCAGTAATATGTAAAAATCGAGAAATCCATAATCATTATACACACCCACTAAATCAAAAAAAAATATTAATGATTCAAAGAAATTTTAAAGAAATACAAAAAAAGAAATATGAATCGTTGCGGGGACCAGGTTTTATAAATAGAAAACTATGTAATAATAATGAAGATTTTTACACATTTGAAGAATTAGAGAAAATAGAATATCGTTATTTTTTTACATATAAAGATGAAAATAATCATATATGGGGATTTGATTTAAGATCTCTAAAAAAACTAATAGATATGAATTATGATAATCCATATACTACTGAAAAGATTCCTGATAATATTAAAGAATTAATTAATTCTGAAATAGAAAAATTAACTACAAATAATCAAATAGTATCGATTAAACAAGAAGTAATTTCAGATAGAAAAACAGTGATTAAACATAGGATAACAGATTTATTTACACAAATAGAAATAAGCGGATATAGTTGTTCTATAGAGTGGTTGTTAGAATTGCCAACACATAGATTAAAAAGATTATATCGAAATTTAGAAGATATATGGAATTATAGGGCTGGATTAAGTGTAGAAGTTAAAAGAAGAATTGTTCCTCCCGATGGGAGAGTTTTTGTGTATCCCATACAAGAAATAAATAATTATACCAATAGATTAGATTTATTAGATGTAATAACAAATGAAGTATATAAGTTTACTAGAGCACAAGATATTAATGATCAGAAATTAGGATATATGTATTTTATAATAGGTTTAGGAAATGTATCGCACAATTGTTATGTAACACATTCAAATTGGCTAAATTTAATTTAATAGATCAAAATAAAGAATTATATATGTTAATAAAGAACTATAAAATACTTAAAACAATATTAATATCATTAGGTATAGAGAGTTAGCGCGGTTGATAATAAGAAATAAAAAATAATATAGATATAAAAAATGGTAGCAAAGGCAGCAAAGAAAGTTTCTGGTCCTAAGAAGAACTCGGGAAATAAAGTTAAGAAGTCGTCAAAGGAGAAGGTCGTAGTTGAACCGAAGGTTACTGAGACACCGGAGGTTACTGAGACACCGGAGGTTACTGAGACACCGAAGGTTACTGAGACACCGAAGGTTACTGAGACACCGAAGGTTACTGAGACACCAGTTAAGCCAGTAACTATGGAGAAGACAGTCGTTGATCCTGTTTCGACGGATGTTTCATTTACCGAAGATTTTACAGTTCTTTTGAATCAACTTAAGACTGTTCAGACGATGCTTCGCGATTTGACGGCACACGCAAGTAAGCTTGAGCGTCGTGTAGCTAAAGAGAGCAAGCTCCTTCAAAAGAAGGCAACTGGGAAGGTAAAGCGTGCAAAGGATCCAAATAAGGCACCTTCTGGATTCTCAAAGCCTGGCCCTGTATCAAAGGAGCTTATGACTTTCCTGACCGATCAAAAGGTTACAATGACTAATGATAGTATGATCGCTCGAACCGATGTGACAAAGGCAATTAGTGATTATTGCCGGAAAGAGGGTCTTCAGGATCAGAAGGATAAGCGTAAGCTTAATGCTGATAAGACTCTAACTAAGCTTCTCCGTCTAAAGAAGGGGGATGAGCTAACATTCTTTAATCTTCAGAAGTTTATGAAGATTCACTTCCCAAACAAGGAAGGTGTTTTTCCAACGGCTTAAAGGTTAATAAAATAATTAATTATTATGAAAATTTATAGAAATAGTAGTCATATATTTATTCCTAAAAAAATATATTCAATGAATTTGTATGAAAATCATTTAATATGTGTATATATAGTGAATCATCCTGATAAGAGTGTAGATGATAATCTTAAAGATTATTTTAAGAAATATTATTAGAATAGTTTTAATTGACATATAGTCATTCTTCCTGTAGTCATTCTCCCTGTAGTCATTCTTCCTGTAGTCATTCTCCCTGTAGTCATTCTCGTTGTTTTCATTTTATGTTTTTTTCTTTCTAATTTTTGTAATTTCTTTAAGTATCTAAAATATTCATTTAGATTCTTTAAATGGATAAATTTAGTATTATGATGTAAGCAGAATTGTAAGAAATTTTGAAGTGATTCATATATTTCAGCAACTATAATATAATACGGTAATACATTTGTTTCTTTATTCATATCTTTTGTTATCTCTTCTTGATGTAAATGTAAAACTTTTTGAGCTTGTTCTAAACTAAATTTTCTTTCAATCTGAACAAGAGCATTAAATAATTCATATTTTGATATGTTTAGTTTCTTATGTTTTAAGATGTAATCTGATAATAAATAACAGTGTATTAATTCAGCCCATATTTCTGTATATGCCTCAAATATATTTAACACCTGTGATGATACATTGTATTTTTGTTGATAATGTTTTACTAAAGAAGCTTCATCTCCTTCTCTAGAATGATCGTAGGCAAACGCATGTACTAATTCATGAATAAGAACTTTTAAAATTTCTTCTTTTCTCCACATTACGATTGATGGATTATCTGTCATTATAGTTGCTCCACCATTCACTTCTTTGGGTCCTAATATCTTAACTCCGTGAACATCTTTTTTATCATCTAATAAATAAAATGATATTGTTAATTTATTTATTTCTTCATTATGAGAACAATGATCCATAAATGATACTATACCTGTAACTATTTGTAAGAATTCTTTTATCTCTTTTTCTGATTCAGTTGAATAACAAACATTGATATGAATATTTATTTCATTACATTTCGCTACAAATGCCCTTCTATTTGGTAATCCTTTACATTTCTCTTTAAGTGCTACAGTTACAAATTGACCGGCGTCTATTTCTAATCTTTGAGGAAATTTAATTTCTTTTGTAGTTAATGAATTAAATGAAGTTTGACTAAAAAATTCAAATAATTCTTTTCGTTCCATAACAGTGAATTTACTCTTTAGAGCTTGTTCAATATAATCATAAGAGAATTCTTCTAACATACTTACTTATAATATAGGTATAAATTAAATAATATATATATTATATAATTATGCGTTCAAAAAGAAGAAAAGTTTCCCGTCTTTCAAATGCTATAAGATCAATCCGACGAAGTACTCGTAAAGGTACTCACAAAGGTACTCGTAAAGGTACTCGCAAAGGTACTCGTAAAGGTACTCGTAAAAGTACTCGTAAAGGTACTCGTAAAAGTACTCGTAGAAGAACTCGCAAAGGTAATCGTAGAAGAAATTTTAGGGGGGGGTAGTCCATTATTTTGGAGTCGTGGACATCGCCCGAGGAGAGAACGTACCGCCGGTTACCACGGTGAAGAAGGACGCCTTGTCGCCCCGCGTGCCCCGGCAGCACCAGGACCAGCACAAGCAGCACCAGAACCAGTAGCACAGACCGAGGCAATGGCACTCACGGGCCCAGCCAGCGAGCCCACCGATAAAAAGTGTAGTTACTCCACGTGCGAAGTGATGTCTGCCCGAGAATGGAAATTTAAAATACAAGGTCAAAAATTCGTCGTGCAAAACGAAGATGGACCTTATTTTATACTATGTCCAGAACACAGCAATCGCCTATTTTCTGACGATGTGTTAAAGACATTGAAAACACGCGACGGAACAACATTTATCCCTCTAGACAATGGGGCTTATATCCGGGCTTACACGGAATAATAAATAATGTTACCTATCAAAAATCTCTTTCATTATATTTTTATATTTATCTGATATTGGATTCAGTTCTAATTTAAATTTAACTAATAGAAGATCTCTTTTTTTAAGTTTAGGATTATAAAATCCCAAACCTTCTATGATATGTATATTTTTAATATTATCTATTTTTAATCTGTAATCATTTTCGGGTAATGGTATTGAGAATTCTTTCATAAAATAATATTCATAAAGATTAATCGGTAAAGTGTATATTAATTTATGATCTACATTTGTAAAGAATTCCTTTAAGGTGGTTCTAAATTCTATAGTGATTCTAGATTGGATATTGTTTCTAAAATGAATCGAATAATTAGATGAAGTTACAAAGAATGTATATGTATTATGTAATCCTTTAATTTGAATCTCTTCACAAAATCCATTATATAATTTATTAAAAGAAACATTTAGGTGAATAGTTATATTCTCAAATAATTTTGAGACATCTATTACTTTTATTTTGTTTAAATTTAAGAGTCGTGTTTTAGTAAACTTTTTAAACATATCTTTGATATTCACTTTTTGAAACATTTTATCTTTTGTTTCGTTTGGTAATTTACAAAATAAAGACATCATAAATTTAAATTCAACACTTTGAGTACATTTATCATAATATATTTGAATTAATTTGTAATCTTCCTCAGTAAATTCATAAGAATAATCTGAACCATATCTTTCTTCATCTTGTAAATATAAATTAAGATCATAATCTTTTCTTAAAATTGGATCCGAAAGAGTTTCATATGCTTGGGTTATTTTCTTAAAATGTTCGGTTTTTTGTTCATCATTGTGTTTATCGGGATGATATATTATTGCTAACTTTCTATAAATTCTTTTTATTTCATCTGTTGAAGAATTCTTTTTTAAACCTAATATTTGATAATAATTCATTTAATTATTAATATTAATTCTTCTTAAAATAAAATATATTCTACTATATAAAATGGCGAATCCAGTTACTTCTTTTGTGAAAGGTAATAAGAAAGAAATGTGTACACTTTTTGCAGTATTAATTATTTTATATTTAGCTCCGATTGATCGTGTCTCGGGTATGCGTCTTAAGGGAACAGTTGTATCTCCTATTAATAAGCTCTTGGCTAATTCGTTTGTCTACTTAGCAGTTATTGCTCTCCTAGCATATATGTATTCGATTGATGGTTGTTCTGATTGCTTCTTGTGCTTAGCACTATTTTTGGTTGTTCAGAGACAGTAAATAATCAATATATTTATCAGTGAATATATTTATAAATAATGAGTATAATATTTTAAATTATCATATAATTTGAGAAATATATATTCAACTAATACACCCTTTCTAAAACATTTTTCATTAAGAGTTTCACAAAATGAAATATCTTTTATTACATTTTCTTTCACACTTAGAGGCATTATTAAGTTTTTTATTATGATATCTAATAATATTTGTAAATATTCACATAATGAATATCCACTATTTAAGAATTCATATGATATTTCTCTTATCTTTTTAATTCTATCTTTATTATTTAATTTATCTTTATAAATTCCAATATGTTTTTGAATAAATGTATCTTTTGGTAATATTATTTTTTTTCCTAATATATTTTCTAATTTAGATTGATTTTCATTTTGTATTTTATTCTTTATCAAATTAGGAATTCTTACAACCAATACGTGTGATAATATATATCTTTGAATTTTACTAAATTTTGATGTTAAGAAAATAAAAATTACTGAATATTTATCTAAATATGATTTTAGACCCTTTTGTAAATAATCATTACTTTCCTGAAAATTTTTAATAAATATATATTTGTAATTATTTTTTGTGAAATGATCTCTTGTTAATGATATTTGATCAATTATAGATAATAAGTCACATTTATCTTCTTTACATTTTTTCATATCAAATAAGAATATACTTTCATAATTAAGATATGATGTATTTTTATTATTTATTTGATGTAATGGTATATTAAGATACTTATTTATAATTTTATCCAAAATATCGGCTAATAATTCTTTTTCACACGTATATAGTAATAAATGTTGAGATAAAATAATTCTTTTATTAAATATCTTTTTTAAGATAGATTCATACATTTCTTATTCATTATAACAGATAAAATACTTAAATAAATATGTAAATAAATAAATCATTATAAATAAAATTATGAATAATAATAGAGTTTTAAATATAGATGAAATAGCATCAATACGAAATAAATATCATAAAGAATTAGATGATAAATTTAGAAAAGAAAATACCGATGAAGAATTACATTATGAACCAGAACAGAGTGATGAAGAATCTGATATATCTATAATCATTATTAATGATAGAGAATATTATAAAGATTTAGATAATAATGTTTATAAAATTAAAAATGATAATCAGATTGGAGAATTAATAAATACCGAATTAAGTAAGTAATATATTATTTTAATCTAAGATAATAAAACACTATGACATACATTATACCGAAATCATTTAAAGCTGAAAATATCTATTTAAAAGGAAATAAAAATATACACAAAATATATTATTCTTTCAAGAATTTAAGATTAATGGGTATACCATTTTTATTATCGCAATCAGATTATGAATGTATTAATGGACGCATTTATATATTAAATAAAGATATATTGAATGATATAAATGATATAGATGCTATATTAAAGAAAAATCTAGAAAATTATTCATCACTATTAAAAGAAACTATAAATGGTTATTATATTAAAACTAATAAATTTATGAATGAATCAAAAGATATTTATTTTTGTATTTATAAAATTATAAATAAGCACCCACAAATATATATTGTGGAAAATAAAGATCATTAAAATAATCTAAGTTATAAATGGAGACTTATTTAAAATTGATAGCAGTTCCTCATAAATTAAAAGGAAATA